CTTCATGGTCGAAACACCAATAACTTCTGTTACCTTCTGGTGTTACAAAACAATCTATATGGTCTGCTGATGTTGTTTCTTTATTAGTGCTACAACTACACAGCGAAAAAATAAGAAAAATAATACAAATAACTGTTCTAACGAACGCCATAGTATTAAAGTATTTCTCACAACCTACCTCAAATAATCTAATCAAACTCATACTGTTCCCTCCTCAACCATAACGGTTAGGGTTTTTACACATTCAATAGATTCTGCTCTCAAGTCTACATCACCTTCATCGGTGGCACAATCATCTATGATTTCTTCAATCAGGTCAATCGCAAAGCAAAGTGCTTCTTCTTCCGTCATCTTCTTCTCCTTTTTCTTCTGTTATACTTTTTACTGTCCAAAGAGTTTGTGGTAAGTATCCTTCAAACTCCAAATTTACAGAGGCAGTTCTACCTCCCCCTGTGCTTACTTTCAACAATGCTTCTTCTTCCGAATTAGCTTCTACAAACCAAAATTCTTTGGCTACAACTTTCTTGGTTACGACATACTTCATCTTATTGTATAAAAGACTATTTTTCCGCAAACCACTCGGAAAGTTCATTGGAAGTTGGAACATCTACTCCTTCGTTTTCCATAAGAATCTCTTTTACCAATCTCTGAAAGCGATTTTTATAATCGCCCAAATCTATAATCTTGGTTAAATCCAGAATGCTTCTTCCCTCTTGGAGCAACACCCTAAGAGCAAATGAGAGGATACCGATATTAGCAATAACATCAACATCTTCTGATAACATCTTGTCATGCCAAGTTTCTTTGTCTGTGGATTCAAATATTATGTCAGCGACAAACTCTTTGTATTCTGGTCTAAGTCTCGATACTGCGATAAGAATCTCCAAATCATTAGGTTGGTATTTACCAAATATCTTTATGGTTGCGCTCTTTACAATGTTATACTTATTATCAAACATTTTCTTCATCCCAGGACTTCCACATAATTTCGTTTGAGGATTGCTCTAACACATAAGCGTAAGCCTTTGCGTTGCCATGCGCGGAGAAGGTTTTTCGGTAAGAACTCACAAAGGTTTTTGCTTTGTTGATGGCAAATCCCAATATAGAGTAAGAACATCCATAACCGTTCATATAGGGCATCCATACTTGCTCATCCTTGTTATTTTTATACCAAGGGTAATTAGAAGTAATCATTACTTGATAACCTTTTCCTATCTTATGGAGAGGGGGAATGGCTTTATGGTGTGTCATTTTCTTCATCCCCAAAAGGCAACAGCAGTTGGTTACTACACTTTTCTTTACACCTCACCTCACGGTAGGGCGTAAAGACGGTTTCTTTGTTCCATGCTTGGGGAATCTCACCTCTTTGTGAAACTCCCCCATCGGCACGATGGCAAGCCTGATATTCCTTCACCAACGCAATAGCATCAGTTAATGTTGGATTCCAGCGACCTGTAACCGTTTGAGCAAAATCCAAATAGTTACACACCACTCCTAGCGCACCCCAAAGTTGTTCGGGTATTGGCTGAACCTTTACCATATTTGAGACTCCATATACGCACACTCAGAGAGAACGACTAGAGTTGGGCAAGGTCGCCCCTTGTAATGCTCGATATTATCTGTAAAATACCCCATCTCAGTTTGCCCGTAGTAGTCTTGATAGTTCCTCGCCACGATAGTATACCAAGTAGTTGGCTCATACCGTGAGGATAACCAAGGAGAAATTTCTTTTTTTGTATATGCCTGAGAATCAGCATTACTTCTGTAATAATAGCCAGTTCTCGAACACTCTTTAATTTTGACCCAATGGTCAGCACTACAAGTAGTTTCATACACATCAACCCCACTCTCCCTAATAAAATGGACTAAATCTAAACATTTCAAACAAGAAGCAGGACACGCCTTGTTCGGGGTGGAACTGGCACTATTAAGGGAAGCAAATCGCTTTACCAACCCAGCCAAATAACCAGCAGAAATCACAATACCAAACTTACTTGAATCTTCGACAAGCTTAACCCTTTCGAGTTTACTATCAACGAAGGAAACAACCACATCTTGATTTTCTCGATAGGTGGGGAACTCTTCAACTTTATTTTTCCAATCCAGAAAAGCATCATCACACTTTCTTTGCTCATCGGTAGTAAAAGTCTCAAACTGCTTTCCAAATGTGTATTGCCCAGTATATGTTGATAAATCTTTTGCGATATTGGTGATAACACCGACAACGGAAGTAGTTGGGAGTTTCCCTCCTACACTAATCTTATTTTTGGTTCTAAACTTACTCATTTTCTTCGTAATCCTGGTAAAAGTGTTCTAATCTTTCGATTAAGTATTTGATTCTTGGCTTGGATTTGCCTGTCTCACGGACTAGGCGATTTATGTTGATTTTACCATTTGGCTTTATTATCTTTCCGTCTTGTAAAATCTTTTCTACAATGAGGCGGCTCTCCTCATCTAACTCTACATCAGCGAAACCACTAACATCTACGGGGATTCCACTTCCTTCATAAGTCTCCTCCTCACTAACAAGTTCGGGGACAAAACTCATGGTATTGTTTATAGGCTTTTTCTTTTGGATTTTGATACCAAGACTATTCTTTTTATTCCATAGGCAAGTCTTAATGTATTTATCAAACTCTATTGTGGAGAAGTAGTCTCCAAACTCTCTACCACTTTTCTTAGAGAAAGTGCGAACGGCATCCATAGCAGAAATACACAACTCCTGGTAAGAATCTTCAATATCATTAGTAACTTTATCCCCACCGATTCTATGGCAAATCATATACATCAACTTCCCATATTTTTTTCTAACGGTTTCCCACTCTTGATTATTCATAACTTGTATCCATTAGTTTCATTAACACACGGAACATATCCGCTTCAAAATTACCCTCAGCCATGACCAAGTTATCTCCATACACAGGAACCCACGACTTACGGTGAGATTCTGGTTCTCCAATAATCATGGTCATCTCATTCTCACCACGAAGATATTTTGTCCTCATGTAAGCATTATCAGCATTAAGAAATTTGGTTCCATTCGTGCCTAAAGAAGCATATGCCTCCCCATCTGTTAGGTTGAAAAAGACAGTATTCTTAGTTGTAATGTTTTTACGCATCCACCTAAACAAACCAGGAAGCACAGAAAACTCAGAAGTATAACTTCCAACACAATGGCTTCCAACTTTTACTGGAGAAACAGGTTTGAGATTCAGTAGTCTATCGTATTTGGACACGGACTGTGCTTTAACATTTGAGAAAACTCTGGTCAAGGTTACAAAATCACCTTTTACAGCCCCACCCTCCGAATAAAGAGAGGGGCTAGATTTCACGAATACCTCAACTTTCAACTCATCGTTGATAACAGTCTTAACAGACTTAGCGAAAGCAGAGCAAACAGCATTACACACATCCATTCGGGTAAACTTGCTATTATAACCGCCCCTAGCCTCCATACTACCACTACCGTCAATAAGCATAATAACTGTGGTGTTAGAAGTAGGTTGGCTTAGAGATTTTTGAAAGATAGAATCGTTAAAAGGGTATTGGTATACCTTACGAGTATCTAACCTACCCTTATGGGAGTGTTGCTTGCGAGGCTTCTTACTTTCCATAAGAAGCCTCATGTTGCGATTAAACTTATTAAACAAATCGTCCCTATACGCAAGTAACTCTGAATCTTCTTCTCGACTGAACATCTCCTCTACGGAGAAAGAATACTTATTCCCCATCATCACTCTCCACCAGAAATCATTACTTTTACGGATGAACCATCAAACACGAGTTTTGCGTTATATTGAAGGCAACAACAAGAACAGGTAATTGTCTTATTTTGAAGATAATCTTTAGGCACAAAGGAAATCTTTTTCGTTTCACACCCCTCACACTCGGAGAAGGATGGGGTAGCTTCCCTTTCAAATTCAATATCATCACCTAACTGGATTGCCTTATCAAAGGCTAGGGATACAGCAATCTCATGTGCGTTATACGCAGTAAAGTCTATGCCAAAAACATATTTATTCGACAACAAGAAAGCAATAGCCTTATTTTGTTGTTCCATAGTAATATCATCAACACTCCCACCAGTATTACCAGCGTGAAGGTTGGTAATATCAACACTCTTTTTTGCTTCGGTTACCGCATTGGTTACGGCTTCCTTACTAGGAATAGTCCCTCCATGAATAGAAACTACATCTTCCCGCCCGCGCAAGTTGCGCTCCATATACTTATGCTGTTTGCTATACGAACCAAATAAAGTTTTACAATCATCATTTATACGATTAGCAATATCCATAGCAGTTGTAACATCTTCTTTCTGAAGTGTGTGATACTCATCCCACATTTCCGAGAAGGATTCTAAAGATTCCTCAGTAATCTGTGCTAATGCTTCTTTGGGCATTTTGTCCATATTAACTAAGGGGTGGTCAATTTTTTTATGATTAAAAGTCATTTTCTGTTTTATTACTCTGTTTATTATTACTATGTTCGGGTTAGACGGCATCGTAAACTACGCAACCGTATTCTGTTTTTTTATTACGACCGAAATCTTCTTCGGTGTAGTAGATTTGAATGTTATCGTAAGCGTCAATCTCATTCTTTAAGGACTGGTTCACAATCTTGGGCTTTTTTCTATTATCACAAAGACCTCGGAGAATCTGCCCCCCTTGTTCTTTTAATGGCGCAGTTACAGTCCGTCCAACTTCTTTATCTTCCCACTCAAGAGCATTAGTATCCATACCAACTCTGCCCTTAATCCTCAAGTTACCGTCAATTATTTGCCCTTCAACGGATTCAGAATCAGTTTTAAGACCATTTACATATAACTCGGTGGGGTCATCGGAATCAGTTAGCATAAGTTGTTTCTCATGTTCAGGAAAATTCTTCCACATATCTTCCAAATGAGTTCGGATAACATCAGAAAATTCCTTTAACACTACTGGAGTATAGTCAGAAGGTTCACTTCTTAATATGAAGCTAGTATCCCCAAACATCTTTTCAATAGTATTATCGGATAAGAATCCTTTGTGGTGAAACAACAAACGGTAACAGAGATTCAAAAGAGTATCCTCGCTGAGTGTGCCTCTATTATACTCCTTCTCAAAATCCACCCATGCTTTTTCATCACCTTTAGTGATATACTTTTTCAAGTTGGGTTGGGTAAGAGAGTCGATACGGACATCCTCAACAGCGTTAAGGAGAAAAGCAACATCTTTACACGCCTGACGCAAAAACGCAACATTAGGTTTTACTACCGTCGTATCCATCATATCATTAAAAGAAATGTCTCCACTTCCAAAAATAATATCGTGAATACTCTCGTATCCACCATCGTCCCTCTTAATAAAAAGAGTATCCAATGCCTTACGCACAGTCCCAAAACAAGTTGCCCATGTTTGACGCTCACTATCAGACATTTCAATATGCCTAAGTTCGTGAATCATCGCCCCAATAGTATCATCTACTTCCCCTGCCTCAAGCAATGAAGTTGGAATGTAGACTACTTTTTTATCAACCGAGGCACACGGAGTCATGTTTTCGTCCGTAGGAAACTCTACCACAACATTCTCAGTAGGGGTAATAATATCCTTGTAATGCTCAATGAGTTTTTTGATGTCGTGTAAGGTTTTGGAGCATAAAGAAATTTTATGCCCACCCAACCATGCCTCCATCAACTCAGCATCGACAGGAACGCTATCGTCCAGTTGAAACTCGTTATTATCCATTTTCTTCAGTTTTGGCATAAACTCCAAGTGAATCAGCAAACTCACGAAGAATATTCGCATCATTTACAATACTGCTACTGTCCTGTTCAAAAATAGAAAGGACAACATAATCCAATACCTCACCCAACTTAAATTTAGTAGTGAGGGGGATAACATCCAAAACCGCTCTTGTAGAGATGCGAGTAGAAATCTTACCCTGACCAAACATCTTATGAGAATAATCATAAAGTTTCAGCAGAGTGCCAGACTCCTTTGCCACCTCAGAACCGTGAATAGAACGAATATACTTTTTCAAATCTTTACCAGCCAGGTAAGGGAGATTAAAAGAAATGAATCTATCCTGTAAAGCTCGGTCAATACTTCTAGTAGAAGAATACTCGATACCAATGTTGGCAGTAGCAATGAATCTTACTGAGGGGTCAATGGAAATAACCTTATCATCTCCCTCTAACTCATCCACACGAACATCTCTACGGAAATCCAAGATAGGGAAAAGGAGATTATAAGCATCATCAGAAGCCCGACTCAACTCATCAAGAATAATGAGTGTGTTGGGTGTAGAAAGTGCTTTTAGGAAATCTGCTTTCTCAAACAGGGTATTCCCATCTTTTAATGAGAAATATCCAAACAGGGAAGAACGAGCATCTTGTGTTCCTCCACAGTTGATAACAACAGGAGTCATTCCCATCTCCTCAGCGAGATGGAAACAGAGAGTAGTTTTACCAGCACCAGTCGCACCTGTTACGAGACAGTTTTTACCTGACTCGACCAGGGTTTGTAGCATGGCTTTTTTAGTTTCGTCAATAACAAACATGAAAAGTTTTTTGTGATTATTTTCGGAGTGAAGTAGGCGAAAAGGTAGAGTCCCTTTTCCGAGGTAACATTATACCAGAAATCAAAACACAAGTCAAGCATAAACTTGTAATTATAGACAAAAAATAAAAAGTATTATTCGCCGTGTTAGGAGAATAATACTTTTATATGATACTGCCAAAATGGCAGGCGGGGGGCTGAATCGCAGATTTACTCGTCAGGTTCTGTCGAAGCAGTTTCTTCTTCACCCTCCTTCAAACCTTCCATAAGACTTTCCAGTTGCTCCTGGATTCTAGCCATATCTTGTTCCCACGATGGCATACGCAGTCCAAATGTATTCTCTCTTGATACTTCCTCAATGCCTAAAATCTCACCTTCATATAGATGAACACCTTTGCCTTTAGGGAAAGAATTATTTTTATATGCCTCGCATATAACTTCAGCATCTTTGACTGTCCTATACACAGAGATGTTCCTACGAGAACCAGTTTCCTTATCTTCGGCAACTAGCATATACAACTGTGGGATTTTATTTTCTTGTTCGTTATTGTTCATTTGACTTTTCTCCTTTGGTGGGTGGTGTGGGCGGAAGGGCTTGAACCCTCGACCTACGGATTAGAAGTCCGTTGTTCTATCCAACTGAACTACACCCACGAATACTCTTTTGACTTTTACACACCTTCCTCACACACACCATGTGTTTCATCAAAGTGCTTTAATTTTAATCTATCAACTACCCAGTCAAGTTGTTTTTCTGTCTGGGTGAGATTTGATACGATAGATTGGTTATCTTCTTGGGTCTGCGCACGGCGATGAGATTCTACAATCTCTTTAGCGGCAAGCACAGTCTTAATATCTTCAAGCGTGTTATTCATCTTATCTTAATTGTTTGCTTTCTTTTTACAGCGTTCACAAATGTAAACTCCTTCCTTGGTAAAAAGGTGGGAATTAGAGAGAGTCGCCTTTTTTATTTTAATAGTGTGTCTCTCAGCACAATCACCGCACTTCACTCCGTGCCATTCATAATGCTCGGTTTCCCTTTCTAACCCCACGACCTATAATAGAAACAGATGTTAAAAAGATTACATAAATTTTACAGACTCAGACACATTATAAATGTTCAACACAAATTTTAGTTACTTCTATGGTAGGATACCCAGAAACACCACCTATTTCCACTATTAGAACGCATTTTTTATCTTTGGCTACTACTTCTAATACTTCCTTATACTGACGAGTAGCTTTAAGCATTAACTGAGAATACCTAGCGGAACCTTTTTCAACCTTCTCTCCTATAATTTTTTTATAAGCCCGTGTGTGCCTATAAACCTGTTTACTGTCTACTACCCCTATCACATGATTCTTAGTTTCATCAAAGCGAGACTTAGCCCCGTATCGAATTTTTGTATCGTCAATGGTAACGGAAAATAAAGTTATGAAAGCGAGTGCGAGAGAGAGGAGTTTCATATTTTTATATAGTTATGCGGTAGGGGTGGCAGGACTTGAACCTACGACCAGAGGCATATAAGACCTCCACTCTTACCAACTGAGTTACACCCCCCAATTAGCCTATAACAGTATCTAACATTTCAAAGCAAACTTTATAAGGGTCTATATTGGCACTTGGTCTACGGTCTTCCAAATAACCTTTTTTGTCCTTCTGAACTTGCCAAGGGATACGAACACTTGCCCCTCTATCAGAGACTCCATGAGAAAAAGTTTTCATGTCAGAAGTTTCACAGTCTCCCGTCAGACGGTCTTCCGTGCCTTCTCCGCACACTTCAATAAATTTCTTATGCGAATTACTTAATGAATCAACAGCATCCATAATGTCCCCATAATCCGCTCTCATACCCCTAGTGGAAAAGTTAGTGTGGCAACCAGCACCATTCCAATCTCCTTTTGCTGGCTTAGGACTGTAAGAAACTCCAATACCATTTCTCTCAACTACCCGACCAAGAATATACCTAGACATCCATAAATCATCACAGGCTTTAAGAGGGTCGCAAGCTCCTATTTGAAATTCCCATTGACCTGCCATAACCTCAGCGTTAATTCCTGCCAATTCAACACCAGCAAACAAACAGCGGTTTAGATGCTCTTCAGCAATATTTCTACCAATCGCATTATCAGCACCAACACCACAGTAGTAATCTCCTTGTGGCTTGGGTGGTTTCTCCCCCCTCCACGCAACAGGGTTGCCTGTGTGAAGGTTCATAAAGGTATACTCCTGCTCAAACCCAAACCAAGGTTCCTCTTTATGCCAATCACTAGCCATTTTCGTATCTAATGCTTTTCTAGTGTTCGTCTTATGTGGCACAAGTTTTTTTCGCTTTACATCACAAACTTCACATAGAATGATAAATCCCTGTTCCCCCCGAAATGGGTCTTTATATGACCTTACAGGAACCAGAACCCTATCCGAATCTTTTAGAGTGCCTTGATTAGTGCTTCCACCATCAAAACTCCACACAGGAAACTCTTTAACTTCACCAGCAATAACTTTCGTTTTGCTTCTCAACTGAGGCATACCATCAGTTCCATCTAACCATACATATTCAGCACAAACTGTCATGCCATATAATAGTCTTACAAGGTAATTTCTGAATGATAAATTGTTACCGTGAGTAGAATATGAGTATCTTGTTCGGTAACTTCTACTGAGACAGCCGCATTAGTTCCACACTTCAATGGGAAGGGTAGACAAGTGTTGTTTACCGTAACTCCATTACTTCCGACAATAACACCTCTGTGGACTGTGGTGGCATCCGAAGCCGTGCCAAAATACACTTTGGTAAACCCATACGAAGTAGCACCAGTTCCCCAGCCCGCAATCGAAATAGCGTGAACCATAATAGATTTTCCCGCTCCAGGAGCAGGAATTAAAGTTTGAACTAGAGGAGCATCTCCAGTAGCCGACAAGGAAACACTTGTTGAGGATACTGAGTGAGTAACATTAGAAATAGTAGCACTCGGAGAACCAGATACACCGACAACTCCAGTAGTGATTCCAGACACGCCGACAACACCAGAAACTGCCATTGCTTTACTTCGTGATTCACTCGCAGTTCCAGAAACTCCCACCACTCCCGATACGGCTTGTGCTTTGCTCTTATTCCTTGGGTCTACTATTTGTGTTACACTCGATAACTGAGTGTCTTTAACAAATATAGAACTACCTTCAACATGGGCAAGATTGGCAACACCTTCTTCTAACGCAGAGGTTCCTGTTCCAATAGCAAGTATTTGGCGAGCATCACCATCAGACATTTGAACAGCATCTACCTTAAATGCTGAATCATACCCCGAAACTGTAATACCTGAATAAGACATATCTTATCTAGGCATCCACCGTTCCATTGGGAACAGCCATAACATACAACTCAACATTTAATCCTACTATATTCTGCGCAGTTCCTCTCTCAACCTGAAAAAAGATGGTTGCTTCTCCGTCTGTTCTTCTCCTTATTTTTATAGGACTAGGAAAATCATGGGCGCTATGAGCCACAGAAAAATCATTAACACTCCTTGAGAATATAGTATCTAAAGTGAGAAGCGGAACACCCGACGCGTCAGGACGAGTATCATCTATTGGTGAACCATCGAACAGTCTAAAAGTGTTAGTTTCTGTCTGACCTGTCCCTACTCCTGTATATCTGCTATACAACTGAATATCCCATCCCCAGATATAAAGGTCGTGAGAAGCATCTATTGGTGGCTTAGTGGGTCCCAAACCATTTTGAGACAAGTTGGTAGAGGAGAAAGCCATTGTAACCTTTTGGTTGCTCCATCCAGAACCTACCACATTCCACCTAAAAGAATAAACCTCTAAATCCCCATATTCCCTTTGAAATACAGGTTGTCCACGATTTTGTCCCGAAAACTTATCTCCAAGAAAAATAGGCATCTATTTACACTACGGTATAGTAAATAGTTACATTCCCAATCCCATCAGCAGACAGCGTTAAACCCTCTCCATCTGCCAATTCAACAGGCATGGGAAGAGAAATGTTTACTGGGCTTCCTGTAGAAATAATAAGGTTATCGGAAGTAACTCCATGAAGGTGTATTCCACCGTCGCCGTCTAAATCTTCTGTGCCTCCAGTAATCCCCCATATACGATATCTTTTTCCTGATACTCCAGCAAGAATAGTGGCTGAAGCATCGATGTGGCTGATAGCACTACAAGCCGTAAAAAGTGTTTTGTGTTCACGCTCAATAGCGGGACTTGTGCTATCTGCGTTATGAATGTAATTGTCTCCAATAGTTAATGACATAATATTCCTCCCCTTATATAGACAGATTCATCCTACAATCTCTAGGATAATCATAGCCTAATAACTTATCAGCCTCCTCAACAGGTATAGATTCAACTTCTGGATATTCCTGACTAGCCAAGTCCAAAAGTGTTTTTGGTTCTGTCCCAACACGGATAATACCCGTATCAAACTTTTCTATGGCAGCCACAATTTTTGCTGCGATAACATCTGTCCAATCAGCATTTGTGTAGACTGGATGAAATACCTTCTTTAAGGCATTTTCTCCCCAGGTTCCTCTATCTTTGAAAGATGTGCGAATAACCATGTGTCCGTATTTCTCACCAGCGAGTTTGGTAGTAGTATACCAATTTTTCTCATCAGGATTTTCAGCATAGTCAGTAGAAATATAAACTACTTTTGCCCCAACCGTGTTAGCATAATCCCTAATGTTTTTTGCCCCAACGGTGTTAATCTCGTGAACCAAGTTTCTTTCTGGCTCAGTATTCGCAGCGGGAACATTTGTATACGCTCCAGCATGGATTATTACTTGGGGATGCCAAGCCATAAGCCAATTTGGATACTCGTTTGACCGAACATCCAAATCTTTTGAGGAAGGAGTAGACAGCTCAACGCCTTCCATATTTGCTATTAACGGTATTAGGTGTTTACCTAAACGACCACTACCTCCCGTCAGCAGTATCCTTGAGCCTATTAACTTCATCTTTTAGGAATCCTTCGAGGGAAAGAAAAACCTTCTCCCCCAAGAACTTCTCTACTTTACCACAATCAAGATTATACTCTCTATCATGTCCTAACCTGTCTTCAACATGGTTATACTCAACATCTTTTTCTAAGATTTTGCCAACATAATCTACGACCTTGATATTCTTATAGTGATACCCAGAGCCTATATTGTAAACCTCATTTTTTGCCGCAGAAAGCATAAGTTCTCCAATTATTTCACAGTTATCATCTGTGTGTATCCACTCACGAAGTTGTCCACCATCCCCATAGATAGGAACAGGTAAACCATTTTCAATATTAGAAAACATCTTAGGTAAAAACTTTTCAGGGTGTTGTCCCTCACCAAAGTTATTACAACTTCTCGTGATGACATAGTTTATCCCAAAAGTCCTGGCACAGGACATGACCAGCATATCCGCAGAGGCTTTTGAAGCAGAATAATAAGAACTAGGCTTCAAAGGATAAGATTCATTTGCTCGGTGATTACCCTCTCTATAATCTTTCATGTCCCCATAAACTTCGTCAGTAGAAATTTGTATAAACTTGGTGAGTTCTGGAACACTTCTAACCGCTTCTAACAGGTTGAAGACTCCTTCCACATTACTTCTCATGAAAGGTCTTCCATTAGAAATAGAGTTATCTACATGACTCTCAGCGGCGAAATTTACAATATACTTTGCCCTGCGAACATCTCTAGTTGTAACATCACAAATATCCTTTTTCAAGAACTTAAACCGTGTATCATCACATTTGATATTATCAGCAATGCGAGTATAATCCCCAGCGTAGGTTATCTTGTCTATAACCAAGATTTCAAAGTCAGTATTTTCATATACCCACTTAACAAAACGAGAGCCAATGAATCCATAACCCCCTGTGATAACAATTTTTTCTTTATGCTTCTTCATCTTCTAACATAATACGAGTTGCCTCTGCTAAAGCCTTGGGCGTTCCGCAGTCTAACCAAGTTCCATGTATTTTATGAACAGAAAGCAAACCATCTTGAAGGTAACTTCTATTCAAATCTGTAACTTCTAATTCTCCTCTAGTTGAGGGTTTCAAGTTGCGGATGCGATTGAAAACCGTGTTATCATACATATACAATCCAATAACCGCATCGTTGGACGGGGGAAACTCAGGCTTTTCAATAATATCTTCAATATCCCCCAATCCAGTTTCACCATAATCTACTACTCCGAACCTTTCGGGGTCAGTAACTTCTTTAGTAAAAATAGAAGCCCCTCCCACATCTCCAAAACCATGAACCACATTCGTAATGTCGTCAGCAATAATGTTGTCCCCAAGAACAACGACGCATGAATCATCCCCCACAAAACTTTCCGCCATAGCCAGCGCATCAGCAATACCTCCTTCTCCTTCCTGGTAAGCGTAATTTAATCCTGAAAGTCCAAAGTCTTCACCATTACGCAACACTTTTATAAAGTCTCCAGCGTGTTGCCCTCCAGTAACAATAAGAATGTCTTTAACACCTGCGTTTACCAAGGTGGAAATTGGATAATACACCATTGGCTCGTCATAAACAGGAAGCAAGTGTTTATTTGTAGCGTAAGTTAATGGTCTTAATCGTGTTCCAAGACCTCCAGCGAGAATAATACCTTTCATAGTTTTCCTACGATGTATAATAGAAAAACTTTATGTAAATAGGCAAAAAAATAACCCCAAGTCTAAAAGACTTGGGGCATAAATCAAATCAGCTATATTTTTTTTTATTAAATATCTTTACGAAAGAACAAAATATCAGCCACTAATGTTAGCGACTGCGTATTTGCGGAAAGAGCCACCAATGTTTTTACTGACTCGCTCCATCAAAACTCGTTCCTTTGTGGACATCTTCCAAGGCATATTCTCAATTCGCTTCCACTCACGGCGCAAGGTGCCAATTTGGGAAGGGGAGAGATAATGGATGTTGAAGCCCCGAAGGTAGTGCTGATTTTGATGCGTAATCAAAACTCGTGGAGTTTTGTCCGAACCGTTAGAGTAATCGAATTTCCGCTCTTTCAGCGGAGTTGAGTAATTTTTAGCCATAATGCTTTACCTCGTATTTTTTTTGAGAGAATGAGGGGGAAACGCCCCTCTACATTATATTATAGCTCTCGAATCAAAAAACTGACAATAATACCCCTAAATTTTTTATGTCCTAACTTCCTTGTGTAGAAGAACTTACGGGATTATTTTTCATCCACTCAATATCGGTGCTTATTTTTGCTTGCTGAACTCTAATATTGTAAACATCCTCTTTTACTTCATGTAACAGAGGCAACATCTCAGACTCATATTCGGCTACCCTTCTCTCTAATAAGTCAATTTTAGCATTTGCTTGCCCATAGGCAATTCCAACAGAAAGGAGACATACTGCCAGCGTGAGCAGATTAGACATTCCTATTCGGGGCTTTGTTGAAGTCATATTGAGGAAACACCTTCTACGGTGAAGCAGCCATCTTTGGAGAAAACAGGCTTGAATATACTATATTTAGTAGCATCAGAAAGTATTTCATCCGCCAGTTTCAGAGTAATATTGGTTTTAATAAACCTTTTTATATTTCTCGCCCCATACTCAGAAGAATACCCACCCTTCACAACATACTTGACTAATCTAGGGGTTATTTTTATAGGTAACTGCCGCAACTGAAGCCTGGTAATCTTTTCAGCATCCTTAACCGACAACTCATTAAAATACACGGTGTGGTCAATCCTGTTGATAAACTCTGGAGAAAATTCGTTCTTGAACGCATCAGTTATATCCTCTTTACTTTCTGCGTAAGTCTTTTGACTTTTCTCAAAACCTACTTGTTTTTTACCCACATTTTCGTGTATTCCGACATTACTTGTAAAAATGATGATAGAATCCTTAAAATTTAACTCTTGTCCCTGGTTGTCAGTAATCACACCATCGTCCAGAAACCCTAGAAGGAGATTATGTAGCTTACTACTAGCCTTTTCTATTTCATCAAACAGGATAACCCACCTACTTGACTCATCTGCTTTTTGGGTTAAGATGCCTTTCTCTCCGAATCCAATATATCCAGGGGGACTACCAACCAGTTTGGCGTATTCGTGTGGGTTTGCGTATTCCGCACAATTTAACTTTAACAAACGGCTTTCACCTCCAAGGTAATGTTTTGCCAACTGTCGTGCTAACTCAGTTTTACCTACACCAGTTGGACCGATGAAAAACAAAGAGGTAAATGGGTCAAAACCTGAGTTTTGTAGCTTTAACGAGTTGATGACTGACGATACCGCTTCGTCTTGACCAATAAGATTATTCTTAATCTTCTTCCGAACTCCTCGTATCTCGGAAAGAGTCAAAGGCACAAAATCTTCAGTAGGTTCTTTTTCCTCTTTTTCAGAAAACGCATTATAATGATGGCAAGCGGATTCAACGGACAACATCGGGTAAACTTCAGAAACACTTTCATAAAGTGCCTCATTTAAGTTTGAAAAGTCAGAATATCTCCTCTCCAGCCTGTCGTAGTTACATATAACTCTAGCAACGACATACGAGACAAAATCCTCAGAACGGAAAGTAGATAATTCAACATGGTCATCCAAAGTTGTAAAAATGTTCTCGATGTCTGCGACATCACACCTTTTGACTTTTACGAATGAATCTATATGCTGGTTATAAACAATAAAATAATTTTTATTCATTTTGACTTACCTAAGACAGAAGGTTTTAATGATTCGAATGAAATATCTTCTGTCTTATTCGTAGACCCCTTTTGACGCAGTTCTTGTGCGGTCAGTTTAACCATCATGTCTAAGATTTTGACTTTTTTGTCGTTAGCAGACATGGACAGTTCTAGAGACTTCACCATTTCACTCTTTGACTTATCATCCTCCGGATTAGTATCCACCATACCTTTAAAGTACGTATAGGTATCCAGGGCGCGAAGTCTATCAACTTCACAGTCTTTTAATAAGCCTTTAGCAATTGACTGAATTTTTGTTGGTGCGAAAAAGTTTCTCTTAGGAATGTACGTGGTAACCATTTGACTTCTTTGACTTTATCGATTCTAACTTTTCTTTTTCTTTTTAGGAGCAGCCTTCTTCTTAGGAACCTTCTTACCAGCGGCTTTAAGAACCTCTGGAGTACTGTTCACATCAGGATGGTCTGCGAACTCAACCATGTTCTCAGCAATAGAATCACCTTCTAAAGGGTGACCTACTTTACGAGCACGAGCGAATCTTTTGGAGCGAGGGTTTATGGGCATAATTATTTTATCCTTTTTGTTTAGTTTTCATATCAGCAGATGGCTGAGAACCAGCATGCTTAGTTTTGGTGCGGTCGGAATAACCTTTAATCTTACTGAAAGGTGTGTCAGCTGTAAAGCCTTTAACAACCTTATTTTGAGACTTCTTTCCCCAAGTACCTTTAGTTATAACGTAAATTCTATCAGACTGAGGGGTTGTAAAAACCTGACCATAATTAGAGACAGCCAGCGCAGCTCCAATAGTGGGGAACTTCTTAATTTTAGATTTCTTAGCATCAATACGACCTTCCTTCTCAGGATGAGCGCGTTTCCACATGGCAAATTTCTTACCTTCTTCTACCATACTCTTCTCAACGTACGTGTCTAAGAATGTTAAAAGTTCAGACGGGGGAGTAATTTTAGTGTTATCTTCCATACGTAGTATCTAGGTCCAATTCTTTCGGAAATCAGCGTCAATCTCCTTGTAAAGCCTCTCCGCCTCACGCATAGCCTCCTCACTGTACTCCGTAGCTTCTGCGACCAAAGAACGCTCCTTGGGTCGACCTTTAGGAGGTTTCTTAGGCTTCTTCTCCTTCGGCACCTTCGGAAGCTCCGAGAATTTATATGACGACCAAGACGCAGAATTATGTGGGCCAGATTTGAAACCAACTACCTCAGCGAACCGAACTGCCCTGCCGAAAATATCAGCAACAGCCAAATACACAATAATAGCTAACCCTGAAAAAAACGCAGTTGCAAATAAGGAACCTATTATAACAGCAATGAAGTCCATCACTTATTCTCCGGAAGCCACCAACTCTTTTCAACGAATTCAAAAGGTCCAGCCCGCTCCTCATCTGGGTTTCTAGGGTTGTATTCATTGGTTACAAAATACAACAACCCACAAGGTTGATTGCCTACGCAGGTTAAGCCGTGCCACTCTCCTGCTTTAATATGAACTATAGCTGGATTATGCTCACCAATGAAAAACTTTTCAGGACCATTCTCATCTGTGTATACTCCAACCTGTGCCATACCATTTAGAACACAAAAGAAATCATCCTGATTCTCATGTCTGTGCCAAGCTTTAACAACACCAGGATACAACAAAGAATAGTTAATTTGCCAATCAAAAGGACTTTTACACTCCTGATAGGTCTCCGCATCAAGATTTCGTAAACACATCTTAGCCGACGCATAAATATCATTTATGCTCCAACCTCTAGAATCTGCGAATTTATTAAGAGGTAGCAGTCGCATCCTTGAAACTCTCCCCAATAATATTATCCATATCAGCCGAACGATGCTTGGTCTTTCCGTTAAGAGAATACCAACCTTTCGTAGGTACGGTAACCTTACCTTCCTTCACATACTGCGACGTCAGTCCAAAATTTCTAACCAGACCTTCGTCATACAATAACTTAAACTCACAAGTCTGATGCGGCTTGGTAATTTTATTTTTTACAGTTTTCATATTTCCAGTAATTCCTAGTGGATTCTTTCTCTCATCGAACAAAGCATCATTCTTACCTGAAGCGGTCTCTATTGAAGTACCACAATAGTAGAGAAGAGCTTTCCCCCCTCCAGCCCTTGTGCGCGGGTCTCCAAACATAACACCAACCTTACTTCTCACTTGATTAACAATAATAAGCCCAGCCTTATATTTTCTAAGCATAGGGTTAATACGTCTCAAACATTGACCAGCCACCTTAGCTCTCAAGGCACCTCCCATCTCGGAGTTCTTTCCAAACTCCTCTTCCATCTCCTTGCGAGTAGGAGAAACTCCAATAGAATCATACCCAATCATAATAGGAGTTTCAGAGTCCTTCTTTCGGATGGCTAAAATACTCTTTTCTATAGACTCAAAACAATCCTCGATTGTCTCTGGCTTCAAGTAAATAAGCTTTTCCGAATCAATACCCAACTTTTCTGCGAAAGAAGGGGAGTACGCATGTTCATTATCAACCATGACTGTGTAAAACCCCTTATTCTGTGCTCCGATAAACGCATGGGTTAAGAACACAGTTTTTGCTGTACTGCTCTCCCCGTAAATCTCCGTAATAGAACCAATCGGATAGCCTCCGTTATAATCCCCGGAAATAATTTTATTAAGAGCCTTGGACCCAGAATCCACAAAACCATATGTTGGAGTTTCCTCTGAGAGCAAAGTTGCTCCATCCAACTCTTTACAGATGTCGTTAAAAATACTCATAACCTATAATAGTGCGTCCCCACATATTCCATAAATCTTTCCATCGAAAGTGTAAACTTCCGGATAACTCCAGAGGTATTGATGAGATGTAACTGCGGGAGTTCCGTTCTTCCAGGACTCCTCATCGTGCATGAAGCAGTTTATCTCAGGAACTTTCAGGAGAGACTGGAAGCACTTTAAATGTTTACAATGAACCCACAGCCCTTCGGCCATTAAAAAATCTAAATCAACTTGAAACTGTGGAGCATCATGACCTAAAAAATACGAGTCTGATTCCTCCACATACCAAGCGTCAACTTCCACATCAAAACCTAGCTGCAAAGACTCTTGTATGTAAGTAGGACTATTCTCTCGGTCAGTTTTCCCTTTTGTATTACCCCTGTGAGCAATCTTAATCATCGGTCTAGGAATACTTTCAAATCTTCAGGAGTTCCCATACCCCACATTCTATTAACGTCCACCGTAATAACTTTTTTACCAGCCCCAATAGCTTCATTGAATACGGGACACACATAAAACTCATTGTTAACCCGAACATCCTTCTCAATCATTTGTTCAGCAAAACGAACATAGTCGGAACCTTTCTTCCAGTAGTATACACCTACAGTAGCAGTATTACTAATAGGCTTCTTTTCAGCAACCTCTTCTACATACCCATTATCACCCACCTTAGCGAAACTCCATTTTGGGTGAGTAGCTTTAAAAGTGTATATTGCTGCATCAAATGGGACTCCGTCTGGAACACTAATACCCCACTCCACAAACTGGTCAGAGTTGGCTATAATTAGAGGTTCATCATTATTGATGTGTTCTTTAGCTAATAACGTAGTACAAGCCGCGCCCTCCGTAACATTCTCCACTTGAACAATCTCACAATCGGGAGTGATTAGTGGAAGCAAATAATTTAACGCAAATCGGTCATAGTGTTCTTTTTGCACAATGTACACATGCTTTTGATTCTTAAGATTGAGGTTATCTACAACTACCTGAATCATAGGTTTACCCTCGACCTCGATTAAAGGCTTTGGAAATGTGTAGCCAGCTTTTTCAAATCGGGAACCTGCTCCCGCCATTGGAATTAATACAGTCATTTTATTCTATCTCTCATAAGTTCTACAGTGACGTCATCAGCGTTACCCACTTCAATGACGGTCGCACCCAAGCCGGAAGCAGCTTGGATACCTTTTGGAGAGTCCTCAACTATAACAGTATCCCTAGGAATAACTCCCGCACGTGCCATAGCGGTAACGTACCCTTCCGAATTAGGCTTTGGGTTTGCAATGTCTTCATTACTAACAACTCCCGACAAAAACTCCCTGATACCAGACTTAACAAGCATGATTTCTGCTGAATCTCTAATACTGTTGGTCACGCACATAGTAGTTACATTCCTGTCCTTAAGCCAAGACATAACTCGCATTTTTTCGGGGTCCAACTTACACCTTTCTACAAGAACATCTCTAGTGAGTTCCTGCTTTCGTTCAGAGATTTTATTCTTATCAGAAGCATTCACACGACCTAATTTTATAAGTTGGTCCAACTTCGTTAACGTCGGTAAACCATTGAAAGTTTCTTCATGCTCTTTGCGATTAATCTCAGTTCCAGCAATCTCTTTTAAAGCTAAGTTTAAAGCTTCATAATGCCAGTCGCAAGCGTTTACCAAAACACCATCTAAATCAAATAGAACTAATTTTGTATTCATTGCACATTAACCCCCTTTATGTTTCAAATCGTAGAGTAAATTATACTGCTCATCAGACAAACCATCGAAAGTAATCCCCTCTATAATAATAGACTCAGAAACTGGGTTCGTCCATTTTTTCTTCTTAAGTTCTTTCTTGCCGCTGTAATCCATCGTACTTAGTAAATATCTCATAGCATTAAGACGTGCAATCTGGCGATTATCACTATTAATCACTACCCAAGGTGCCCACTGCGTTGAAGTTTTTTTAAACATTCTAGCCGTGTAAGAAGAAATTAGTTTTAATTTCTTAAATGCTTTCCAATCGTTAGAGGACAACTTCCAATACTTCAAACGGTCATTAGCTCTAGATTTTAGTCTTTCCAGTTGCCTTTCGGGGGAGATAGACAGATAGAATTTTACAATCATAGTCTTTCCATCTTCACACAAGGACTTCTCCCATAAATTAACCTTGTTTATAAAGTACTTATACTGAGCATCTGAACAGTATCCCATTACTGGTTGGATAACAGCCCTGGAGTACCAGCTCCTGTCGAAAAATGTAATGTCCCCGTACTTGGGAATCTTTTTTTCCCAAGTTTTAAACCAATTCTTACTTTGTTGTGGGGTGGGAATACCGAGTTCCACCACATTAGTGGCTTTAGGCATGAGGTGCTCTACAAATCTTTTAATGGTAGAGCCTTTTCCTGCAGCATCTCTCCCCTCAAAAATTATAAGTACTCTAGTCTTGGTTTTTAAAACATGCTCCTGCAGCTTTAATAATTCTACCTGAAGCCTATACTTTTCCTTTCTGTACTTCTTACCCGACAAGTCCTCGTACTCAGGCAGATTAAAGGTGATGGGGTCCACATTCAACATGTACCTCTCACACTTAAATCAACTTTATAGGAACTAAGAATCATTCCAAGCTCTCGTTTATATTCTGCTAGATTCCACTTACCTTTAACAATAGCAGTAGCAACATAAGGAAATGTTTTAGAATCCCAATGCATAGAGCCTCGTTGAGGTTCACCTCGGTAAGAGTATGCGCCAACAATTTGTCTGTCCCTACACCACTGAGACCCTTTAACCTCAAAATCCCAAATACTATCACCTTCACATGCCTGATAAATTTCTATCAACTTAGGAGTCTTCCACAGCGTGGGCTGAATAGCAAAAACATACTCGGAATCATATGGGATATGAAAAAGGTCAGTGTGAGGAAGCTTTGGAATATCTCTGTACTCTCCACCTTTAATCAATTTAATAAAATCTAAATCAGAGGTACCACCCATAAGAACACTAGCGTAATCTAGTATTTTCTTCTCATCAACCTTGCCGTACAAAAACATATCCTCATGCTGAAAGATACAGAGCTCTTCCTCTACATGCATAAGAGCGTTTCCAATTCTTTTTTGGTATGGGAGACTATCATCGTAGAGGAGAACTTCATAATCTTCAGGGATTATATCAAGTTCCTTATCCGTTATGATATACTTAGTACAGCCCTCAGGGAGGTATTTTTCTGTCTGCCTAAAAAAGATTTCCCACACGTCAGAATAATCTGAGTGGGAATACATTACAAATCCTATTCCTTTCATTATACAAACTCCGAGACTTCATAAAGTCCAGTGTCGATACAAAACCACTTATAAAACAAATGATTATCAACGCATCGCCACTTAGGGTAAGTCATCAACTTACTAGATTTATTAGATTTAAAAAATTCATTGGTAAACTGCCTTGGGTCTGTGGGAGAATGAACATTAAAATGCTGGCTATCAGGCCAACCTTCGGTAAGAGCTTTTTCATACTCACTTCCAGGAGTTAAATAGTCTAAAGCTTTATCGTAAGCGGTTGCTAACATTTCTATATTCTCCTGGCTGGAGTAGAACCATTGGTCGGCGTACCCAGCATTTAATTGGTCCCACATAGAACTGTGCAATTTACTCATATCCGCATCCTCATCAAACCTTATTTCAGCCACGTTATACTTAAACATGTGCGCACACTCTTTTCCTCGCTGACCTAAATCAAACCTGCAGACAACGACACAATCATACTCACCGTTACTTTTCATCAGCTCTATGGACTTAGCACGTGAGTATAAAAAACTGAGAGTGTTGTGTGGTTTACAGTTAGCATACATCGTTGATTCTCTTTGAAAGCCTTCATCGAAATAAGCATCATTAACCTTATCACTAAAATCTATCTGAGATTCAAATGTAGCTGAGACTGGGTTATACAAACCTTTAATATGGGATTCCATCTCAGGCTCCCAACTATGAATAAAGAAATCAACCTCGTTATCTTTAACGATATTCTCTTTGATGTATTCAAAACCGTTATCCCCAGCTTGAGGGTCAATTCGGTTATTGAAATATCCGTGCAAACATACTGCTATTTTCATTTCTTTGCTATAAAAATTACTTGTACTGTGGCCATGTTCCAGTTAGTTCATTCATTTTATTTTACACTCCTTAAAAACCGGGAGATTACTCAAATCTTTGTATCCATTGTTTTCACCCAAATCTTCTACGTGCTCTGGATAGTTTTGCATCAGAGCTAATCCATGGGATGCTTGTTGTGGGGTCATGTACATATTCCAGCCAAGCATATCAATCTCATCTTCATGATAACTTTTCTCACTACGCCCTTCGTATCGCGCCTTCTTAAACCACTCAACAGCTTCTAAATTATCAGTAAGAATCATACCACCTTTCCCAATGGCTAACGTCTTCTTAATATGAAACGAAAGACACATAAATGTCCCTGGTTTGTACATGTTAGAAGTTAGCCGTTTAGCAGCATCCCAAATTGGGTACGGTTCCAACTGATAGGCTCCAGACCACTCTCTATCATCGAAAATAACGTTTCCTCCCGCGTGTATGATGGACATAGGCACAGAAAGGTAAGTATGCTTTGGAATGTTAACATCCTCAACGCCCAAATACTTACAACCAAGAAAAAGCGCGTTAGTACAGCTGTCTACAGAGACAGCGTAAGGAGCTCCGGTATATGCCGCAACTTCTTCTTCAAACATCCGAACAACGGAGTATGGGTTATGCAAAATTTTCTTAGTCATCGATTAGAGTGTAAGGTACTCCACTATTGTTAAAGCACTTAATGCTAGCAAAATTAGATTTTTTTACCCGTCCTTCCGCATTTGGGAAATATTTTAAAATATTCATCAGCAGGAATGTCCCCACACCTTTTCCTTGACAACTTGGATGTACACAAAATCTAATATCATCCTCTATAACACCAATATAGCCAACAAAAGAATTATTGTAAGTAGCAACAAAAAATTTATCCTCGTGCTCTCTCATATACTCCTCTTGTTCCTGCCTAGAGATTTCGGCAGAGGTTATAAACCCAGACTGAACTTCCTCCAGATTCCTCAACTTACGTATTTCCTCCCACCAAATCAAAGAATTTTTCTCAAATTTTATCAAAGGAAAAAATTTACCACTCATCAATCTGTGTACCGTAGGGGCTGCCACTGTCCAACCAGTAATGCGTCAAATACCCTCTAGTGTGCTTCCACCCCTCCATCTCTGGACCCATAAGAGGATTTAAAGTGCTTCCTATATCAAGAAACGTGTTGCGAGGATTCGCCTCAAAACACTGGTGTATAATATAATTGCTTAGAGACGCTGCCCCACACAAAATAATATGATTCTCAATCCCCTCATATTCAATGAAATCTTTAACCTTGTCTACCATGTCATAATCATCAATCATACAGTTGGACCCTATACGAAAAGCCTCTTTACAGTGAAAAGGTAAATTTCCCAGGTCAGCCCCCTTATTAACAATCATAAGAATCTCCCGGTTATCAATCAGAGGAAGAATCTCTCTAAGATACCTTCGGTAGTTGTTATTAATAAACACGTTAGCGAACGTTAGGTTGGCCTCATCCTTGGACCCTCGTAGAGCCAGCTGCCACTCAAACGCTTCATCTCCAACATCCTTTCTCCCACTGAGCCCCACGAAATAATTCTTATGTTGAAACTGAAACGCTTCAATCAGCTTATTTCTATAAAACTGGTGCTCCTCCGGGATAAAATGTTTTTGCTCTTCAGGGGGATAAATGCCGTGTCCTGTAATATCCCCTGTTACGAAGTGTTGCTCTGCCAACTCCACCTCCTTATTTTGCATAATGAACAATTCTCCGTCTGAAAATCTAGTAAACGCAAAATTCCTCTCCTCTTCCAGCATATTTCTAAACTTATTAAATTCTAAATCAAAAGTCTTCATTTAACATCTCCAATACTTGTGCAACCCTGCTCGAAGAATCTCCATCTCCATATGGGCAGGCTACTTCCCCAACTTCATAGTCTCTATTAACGCTCTCAAACATAAAAGGCAACGCGTCTGGGGTAGCGCAAAGCCTTCCAAATACACCTAACCCTTCAGTTCGTTCAGTATATTTACGACAAACAATACATTTTTTTCGCAAAAATGCTGACTCCTCCTGGATTCCCCCACTATCAGAGATTACAAACTTACACTTACTTAGTCGCTCTATAAACTCATCGTACGGAATCGGCTCTACAACATTAACACTCTTTAAAGCATCCTTGTGTTTTTGTACATTTGGATTTGGATGTAAAGGTAGCGTGAAAGTTATGTCGGGATTCGCCTCTGCGATAACATCCAACGCTGTAAACCACTCCCCTAATGAATCATGGTTCTCTCTTCTGTGTAACGTAACTAACACTTCATCCCCGTACTCAGGTTTTAAACTCGTAAGGTTGTCACAAACTGTGTTACCTGTAACAAAAATCTGCATTTCCTCATCACCTGCACGACCTCGTTCTTTTTCTATGTTCTTGGCATTGTATAAAGTAGGACACACGTGAGCATATGCAATGCTCGTAATAGTTTTGCGGTAGAACTCTTCTGGGTAAGGATGCTCAAAATTATAAGAACGTAACCCAGCTTCTAGATGCACAATCTTTATTTTGCGATGATAGGCTGCCATTGCCACAGCCAACGCCGATGCCGTATCTCCTTGAACCAGAACGTATTTAACGTCATCGAAGATACCCTCCGATTGGGCTACAGCTGCAAATGCAGAATCAAGTCTATTCTCACAATCCGGAAAAATTAGCCTTTCATCGTATGTCCCTACAGAAATATCTTCATGCTGTCCAGTGAACACAACTTTATGTGGAACTTTTAATTTCTCCAACACTGGCTTTAATTTAATCCACTCTGGTCTAGTCCCGTAACTTAGCAATATCATTTACAGTCTCCCATCCATTGTCAAGTCCATGCCTTACACACATGTCACGCTGATGGTAAAATAATCCAATTGGCATTAAACTTCCATTTGAACTCGCCTTATCATCAGTACCATACTTCCAGCCCTTCACTGAACTGTGGAGGTCCATGTCATTCTTTGGGTGAGGAGGTACAAAAGTTTTTATACCACCTAAAGTTTTCGCAAGGTAAGAAAACTGAATGTCCTCTCCGTTGTCCCACAAAAAAGGTCTTTCACTCCATAGGTACTTCAGCCAATCCCGTTTAAAGAACCATGCATGTCCCACTAAATCAACCTCTTCAACCTCTTCATTTGGAGGTTCTCCATTCCAACCAACTCTTTTATGGTCAACGTAATAGGGGGAATTCAATTGTACTCCAGCACCACCAAGAATTCCTTCACACCCATTTTCCATACAATTCCGGCAATTTTCAAGCCACTTACTCCCTGGAATTGTATCGTCATCAAACATAGCAACATACTCAGTATCACACAATAACGCAGCCGCAAAACGTCCATAATATTTCCAATTAAACTCGTTTGAAAAGACCTTGTCTAAATCATATTTCTCTGGTGAGAAAGATACGTTCCGTGCGTCTCCATTCTGCCAAAGCCAAATTTCGTCTGGTTTTACAGTCTGCTCTCGAAGTGCCTGAATCTGCTCATCCAAATAGTGCTCTCGCCTATAAAGATTTAGAATTACTGTTATATCCCTAGAAGGGTTTTCCATTGCTCTAAAATTTCCTCATCTGTTTTTATCTCTGCGGATGACAGAGTTGAATCTAATCCGTTGTACTTTATACCAGCCTTCTCACACTCAAACTTTACAAAATTAAAGGTCTCCCTCTTCGAACTATGAAAGACTTCTTCCACAGAATCGTACATTTTTTGTTTATCATCTAAATGTCCCAATAGTAAAACTCTCTTCCCTTCCAAGGGTCTAACTCTGCGCATATAATATTCCTGGTCAGTAATTAGTCCATATACCAGAACCTTTTTATATCCCGCCGATAGAGCCCTAGAAATAGACATGTGAGTCTGCTTGTGAGAATCCACACTCCCAATCACTCCAGCAACTCCAGGTGAGCCACCATGATTTTCTAGCGGGGTTATGACGTTTGGAATAACCACACCGTCTAGTCCGTGCCACTCCTTTTGAGATTCTGACACAAATTGTATATCATCCCAAAATTTCTTCTTCCCCTTTAAGGGAAACAGATTTGTTTCGTGACACGACAGAATAATCTTGCTAGCTGTTTTAGGTCGACTACCCATTTCTAAAAAATGAGCTATAACATGGTCACCCTCATTAACTTTAAAATTATCAATAGAAGCTCCTTGACAGTGATGTTCCTGCCATCCATGAGGACCATAAAAAGTGCAATCGTATCCACTCTCATTCAGTAAATTACACAAATTTATATGTGCAACCGTGGAGCCTCCAGGAGCTGACCAAGCACTAACTATTTTGATGCTCATGTTCTCTAACTTGCCTGCGGAGATTAAGTAAGTCCCGATACAATTCAAACCTACCCCCAACAATTTTATTAATATCGTAAGCTTCGTCTGTTATTTGTTTAAGATTCCTTCCCATTTCCTCACGATGCTTTTTATCCTTTGATACCTTTGTTAAAACTTTAATCCATTCACTCCTTGGATTGTCTCTCGAAACCAAATATCCAGTTTCCCCATTAATAATAACGTCAGAATAACACCCAACATCAGAAGCGACCAGTGGAAGACCGTATCTCCCTGCTTCCATAACTTTAATTTCTGATTTCGAATCATTAAACTCATTATACTGAAGTGGGGCAATTGCAACGTCAAAACGAGTAAACATAGCACCATATTGGTTTCCTGGCATAGCATTGAAAACATCAAAGTTTTTGTGTCTGGGGTGCACTCCTCGTGTCATGTACTTTTCATAGTTATCCCAAACATCTTGCTGCCAATCCCTTTCTTCTTCAGGACCCAGAGGAGGTCTTCCATAAAATCCCCAGTGGACTCGCTCATGCCCAACCTTGGCATTCACACCCATAGCTACGCTTCTGAATTCTTTAACATCCTCTTCGTGGTGAATTCCACCTACCCACCCCATTCTGCAAAGCTTTTTGGGTGTTGGTGTCTTTGTTAAATTCCAACACTCCAGGTCATAATCCACTGCATTTCGTACTACAGCCAACGTATTTTGGCAGAAAGGGGAGATTCTCTCCGCAAACTTTCTCTGCGTTACTGTAACAAGGTCCGCATGGTGATAAAACCATTGTGTAAGCTCCGAAAGTTTTTGGTCGCGATACACATCATACAACCTGTGACCTTTATACAAATTTGTAAGTAAATCATCTGTATCATAATGAACAAACTTTCCTTTCTCCTTCGCTGTGCGTATTAAGTTCATGGTATACGGTCCCCCCCAATTAGAAATATTTTGTGTAAACATAACATCACACCAATCTAAATCTGTTGTTTCGAAATCTTCGGGCGGTGGGGAAATCCTCTCTCTACCGTCTTCCTCTGCTATGCGCTGTAGACCTAGCGGATTTTCATTAAATCTTACTTCTACATCGTCCGGGAATTTTTCTGCCAACTTCTCCATCGGCATGATAATCCTGTAATATGCGCACCCACCTGTGTTTGCTGGCACCGCCAAAATCTTTATTTTTTTCTTATTCATATAAAAAGGGGAAGAGTTTTACCTCTTCCCCTATAAAAGAACGTTAATTAAATTATTCTCAATTACTCTGAATATTTTTCAGATGAGAGAGATAATCCTCGTCACCGTCATCGGTGGTCTCCTCAGTTGTAGTAGAAGCTTCCTGTGAAGGTGTTCCAGTGATTTGCATCGCAAGATTCTTCAAAGTTTCATACTCAGCAACTTTTACAAGACCGTGAATATCATGAATTTCGTCCATCCAGGTTGCAATCTCGGCGTCAGTACCCGCAGGGGAAGACTTAGGACGAGGTGCAGACTTATCAAACGAAGGCCAAGGTCCACTTTTTTCCTTTACAATTTTAAAATCCCAACCGTTGTGTACATCGGTCAAGTCACCAAAATCTTCGTCAAGAAATGCATCCAAAATTTTGGAAAACAATTTAATGCCCATAGAGAGAATCTTAACTTTTCCATCTCGACGGTCAACAACATTCATATAGTACCGTTTACGAGCTTTAATTTCTCTAGCAATCTCAATATTTGCATCATTTTTAGTTTGCCACAATCTGTGATTCAAATCACACAAAGGGCATGGGTCACCTTTTACACGAGGGCAGTGATAATTCGTATCATTAATACGATGAATACCACTCTCAGCATAAAAGCCATCAGTGTCATTCTTCCAAGGAAGAATTCGGACGTTGGTAGTACCTTCATCCATCATGAGAAACTTATCCAAAAAATCAGCGTTGCCACCAGGCTTTTTGTTAATCTCCTCATACTTTTGTCGCAGTGCGTTAATATCAACCATAATTCTATTTTTCTATTTTGTAGGGAAAATTCCCTTGCTCTATAATAGCCCAAAGCACACATTAATTGAAAAAAGTTCAGGCTCTTTTAAAAAGCCTGAACTTAATAGGTTAACCTGGTCAGAATAATTTTTATTCTTAGCTATCAGATTCTTCCCCATCGGGCATAACCATATCAACAGCACCATCTACAACGTCCTTGCCAGTGTCATACACACTGCCAACAACATCAGAGCCAACGCCATACACATCGCCAACCAGTGGAACAGACCTAACAGCCCCATCGACAGCTCCCACCGCCGATTCCATTGTCGAACAGCTACCAAGAGTGGCAGCAACAAAAAGCAAAAGTAATTTATTCATAGTTTTATTTTATCCTAAATCAGACACCATTTTTGCCTCTGCCCGTTTATTTGCGGACATCTGCACTAGCATGTCTTTTTGGTGGTCTAACGAAGAAACGATATTCTTCGCTAGGTTATATTTATGCTGAGCTAAGGAAACTTCTTCTTTCTTTTCCTTTACACTAGGCACACTTTTAATATAGTTATTTAGTGCAGACTCAGTCACTTTTCCACCTTGGGATTTAAGCTCTTCACGACGAGTTTCTATAGCTTTGGACATCCAAAATTCTAACCCAATCTCTCTTAAATCCAACTGTCTTTTGGCATACGCCAAAACAGCCCCAAAAAAAGCAAAAACACCGGTATGTCGCTCTAACGCTGAATCCATACTGTGCTCAGATACTTCCAAATAATTTTTAGTAATCTCGATGTACTTATCCTCTAACGTATCGTAAATTTTAGTAATTTCACTCATCGTCAAAAAGGAAAGCAAATAATTCTTTGTTCAATCCATGCAACATCTGCATCATATTGGATGTTACAGTAGTGAGATACTCATTTCCAATCTGAGGCATCTCATCGTCATCTCCTAGCCCAAATAAATCAAGACCTACATGACAAATCTCATGTAAAAGAGTTCCTTTGTAATCTACAATACTCTGATTAGGGTCTATTGTAATCAAAGCTTTGTGAAACTCTACGCACCCATACAAACTATCCTTATCCAAACTTTTTTGTTGAATTTTAAAAGTCTTAAACCCTACATGAACCTCCATAGGATGTACCGGTAGTTCCCTTGTTGCTTTTTTACTAGTAACCATTATTCTTGCGTCACAACTAGTCTGGAGTAATCAATCCTTGCAGGGATGATGAAACGAGCTCGACCATTTCGTGATTTCATAAGATACAATCTCGCCTTACCTTCATCAAACTCATTTTCGGTTTGATTAATACTGAATACTAAATCACAAACTCTCATTTTACCATAAGAGTCGGCAAGCTCTGAATCTGTAATGATATCTACTTTTTTTCCTTCTCGATTAGTTTGTGTAGCAGTCCAAACTAAAAGATTGTACTCTGTAGACATACCTCGTAACTCCTGAGCTAGACGCTCTTGAGCCTGATATTCTGGCATACTCTCATCAGTACCTAGCAGCTCCAAATAATCAATAACGATTACGTCAGGCTTAAAGTTTTTATAATTTCGTAACTGGTTAAGATACGCCCGTAATCCATTTACGGTCTGCCTTTTGGTAGGAAACTCTTTGATATGTAATCCACCCAGAGATTCTACACTTTCAGCAATTGTACCTAACCGCTCTTCCAGAGTTTCCACCCTGTGCTGCAATTCTACTTGCTTAATCCTCGTAAAAATACTGTCCAGCCTCTGAGCTACTTTATCCTCGGACATTTCCAAAGAAACATACAAAACATTCTTGCCATCTAAAACTGAACGAGCGGCTTGGTTTGCAAGAAACAGAGATTTGCCTACCCCCGGTGGTGCTACCACCATCGCTAATTCCTTACGTGCCAAACCGCCGTCCAGCGCCTCATTTAAAGAGGCAAATGGCGTACGAAAATCATTGGAAGTTTTCTCGCTAATCAGTCGTTCCCAACGGTCAGCGATGTCATTAAAGTAATCCACTCCCAAATCCTGTTGACGCCCAACAAGTAATGCTTGGCGTACTTCTTCTGATATAGCCCCAAAATTCTTCTTCTTCAAATGTTCTACAGAATTTAAAATTGCATCCTTCAGAGACTGTTCTTTAGCAAACTCTTCAACCAAATCAAGATAGTAATCCTCACTTGATAGGGCGCTGGTATCTAAAGAATTGATGCACGATAGCTCTTCTTTGTAATCTGAGAGAAGTTCGTTGGAAGATTTCTTCTCTTTAACCTGTTCTATAAGAACATCATCTCCAGGTAGTCTATTGTACTTCTCATAATGACCCCTGATAACCTTGTAGAATTTCTGATGAGAAGGGAACTCAAAGTACTCAGACTTTACCATAGGCAAAACCTGCACTAAAAAGTTCTGTGAAGATTTAGAAAGATATAATATACCTCTCTGAATATTTTCTGAAAACTCGTACGCCATACCTTATAATAGTCGAAGGTGTTTAATTCTGCCCAGTACTTCCAAAACCTTTCAAACCTCGTTCAGTAGTCTTACCAAAAAAGGCGTCTTCAGAGACTTCCTCAATATCAACCTGCGGAAGTTTTTGAATTACTATTTGGGCAATCCTCTCACCCTTCACAATCGTCTCCGGACAAAGAGAATTTAGATTGCGAAGAGGAATTTTAATCTCTCCTCTATAGTCACTATCGATAGTTCCAGGGGCATTAGGCATCACAAAAGGTTTTTTATACATAGAACTTCTCAACCTTAATTGCCCCTCATACCCTTCTGGAATAATCACATGAATCCCAGTACTTACGAGTACAGAACCCTGCGCAGAAATAAAAATTGTCTCGCTAGAGGCAATATCAAACCCTGCAGCCCCTTCCGTTTTATACTCTGGAGTGGGATTGTTCGAATTGTTTAAAATTCTAACTTGAACCACTACAAACTATCCTGCTTTGTGCCAGCTCTTTCAATTACTGCTTTCTTTTGCTCTTCAGACATACTTTGCGCTGCATCTCGAACTACCATTGCTCTTGCTTCATCTGCCTTCCGCTTTTCATAATCAGTCATCTTTCTACCACCAAACTCTTTAACGCC